GTGGACCCCGGTGATCACCACGAAGTGGTACTGCTTCCCTCCGTGAGGATCCGGGGAGCCCGGCTGGCCCGGCACCCCCGTGTAGATGCCCAGGGACGAGTCCGCGTTCAGCGTGATCGACCGTAGGCTCTCTTCGTAGGCCATCGAGCTTCCCTCCTATCGATTCCGCTGTGCGAGCAGGTACTCGTCGTACGCCGCAGGATTGGCGTCGAACACCTTGTTCACGGCCGTGGCCGGGTTGTAGTCCTCGGCCTTGCCGAACGTGTCGTAGGCGTGTGCCTCGACCTGGCTGTAGATGTCGGCGTTGTCGCCACCGCCCTGGTAGCCGACCTCCTCGAAGATGATCTGGCCGGCGGTCTCCAGGCACTTCGCGATCACCGCGCAGTCGTCGTAGCTCATCGTCTCGGCCATCCGGTAGAGCACCGGGCCGAGCTCGTCGGGAGCGATCGGCAGGTTGTAGTCGGCCGCCTTGGAGATGTACTCCCGGGTGAGCCGGAGGTCGCGCTCGGACTTGGCGATCGTCTGGGCTGCGAGCTGGGCCTTCTCCAGCTCCTCGACCCGGCCCAGAGCCTTGGCGATGACCGCATCACGGTCGTCGTCGCTGAACGCCTTGGACAGCTCCTCCATCACCTGCTGGCTGAAGCTGCCGGCCTGCTGGGTCTGCGGCTTGAAGAACGCCGACTTGCCGGTCTCCACCAGCTCCTCCTTGCGCTCTTCCTTGTGCTCGTCCTCGACCTCTTCCTCGCCGGTGTCCTCGACGTACTCGTAGGCGGTGCCGTCGTCGTCGTAGACGACATCACCGAACTCGAGCTGGTCCATGTCGAGGGGGGTTCCCTCCTGGTCGTAGATCTGGGGCATCTGATCCTCCTCGGGAGCCCTCTTCGCGATGACGAACCGCGAGAACTGGTTGGCGGTCTTGTCCACCGTGGAGATCTCATCGATCTCCATGTCGGTCAGGTTGTTCTTGCGTGGCATCTCATCTACCTCTAGTTCTCAGTCTCACGATGCTGTCCACTCACTACCCCTCCGTGGTCCACACCGAAGGCCGATCGCTTGGCGTACGGGGCCCACGATCGAGACCGGTTCCGGTTCCGCACAGCCAGCGTGGCCGCTCCGGTGGCCGCTGCCGCACCACCCAGGGCGAGCCCTGCCTTGCCGTGGCCGACCGCAGCCTCCCGACGGCCGGCCATCGCCCGCCTCACGTTCGGCAGGTTCCGCGCGCTGACCTTGATCTTCCGGTTGGTCCGCAGCAGCTTGCCCGCCTGGACCCCCTTGACCCCGGCCCCGGCAGCCAGCACTCCGGTCGCCGGGCCGCCCACGTCCTCGTAGGCCTGGGCCCGCTTCATCCGCGACTTCTCCGAGTCGTACTTCGAGGAGCTCGGCTCCCACTTCTTGCCGATCTCGCCGTAAACGCCCACGTCGCCGGTCAGTCCCGTTGTCGTTCCACGTTTGGTCACCGGCATCGCTGGCTTCCTCTTCTTGGACTCCGCGCCGGTGTAGGCGGCGAAGTTGAACGACCCGGCCCCACCGATCCCGGCACCGGCGGTGGACAGCCCCAGGGCTGCGCCCTCGGCCTTCTTCGGGTTGATCTTCGATGCCGCCCGGGCCAGGCGTGGGGTCTTGGCCAGGACCTTGGCCCCGGGTGCCTTGGACGCGGCGAAGGCCCCCAGCGAGGACAGACCCAGCACCCCGGTGGTCTGGCTGAGATGACCCTGGATCTTCTTCCGGTGCCGGATCTCGGTGTCGCTCATGGTGCGTGTCATGTCAGTACCCGTGGTCGATGCCGAAGGCGGACTTGCGGACCGGTTGCTTCTTCTTCCACTCGCTGCGCCGATGGAGCCCGACCGCTGTGGACAGGCCACCAGCGCCGATGACCAGGCCGGCACTCTTCAGGCCCGCCTTGCGCGCGGTCTTGACCGGCCCGCTGATGGCCGAAGGGTGCGACCAGATGTGCTCGTCGGCGACATCGGCCATGGCCATCTTGACTCGGTTCGCCGAGCGCGCGGTACCGCTGACCGGCTTGACGGTCTTGCCCGCCTGCACCCGCTTGGAGCCCCGCTGCGCTGCAGCGACTCGCAGCCTCCCCCGCACCATCTGGGCGGGTGAGACATGGACCTCGTGGGAGATGTCCTTGATCTTGTACTCACTCGGCTTGCCCATCGCCTGCCGGGCGATCTGCCGGTGGGTGCCACCGGCGTTGATGTGCCGGCCGGAGGGAGTCCGCAGTACGTGCACCGGGCTGTTGGTCTTGACCCTCCCGCGCTGCATCGCCCCGTGCAGCTCGGCCTGGTAGCGGGTGGCCTGCTGCTTCTGGGAGGTGTTGATCATCCGGGACATGTCTTTGCTACCGGCACGCAGCACCGGCGCGTTGGCCGCGCCGTAGGCGGTCGCCGCACCACCGAGCACCAGGTCCCCGGTGCCCTTGTTCTGCTTCTTGGTGGTCATGCCGGAGTCCTCTTCCCAGTCCCGTGGATGGAGAAGCCGGTCCGCTTCCCGGTCTTGATGTCGCTCCAGACCTGGGGGTCCTGGACCTGGAAGCCCACCCACCAGCCGGTCGGCACCGAGTCCGGCAGACCCATCGCCTCCCGCTTCTCGTCGGTGACGATGAAGCTCTCGATCATGTCGCTCTTCTGGATCGGCTCCCAGTTGTCGCGCAGGTGCATGTCCCCGCCCTTGCGGGACTTCATCACGTAGGAGTAGCCGGCCTTCTCCATCTCGTCGGCGGAGATGACATCGCCCTGCAGGTCCAGCACCGGCTCGCCGTCGATCTCGATCACCGAGGCCCAGCCGAAGATCTGCTGCTTCTCCGAGTCGGCCTTGGCGAACTCTCCGGCCCAGGTCACCTCGACTCGATCCTTCTTGACCGGCTGCGGGTACGGGTTGGACTTGGTGGGCATCGCGGCCACCTGGCTGTTGTGCTGGTAGGCCGCCATCTGCTTCAGATGACCCTGGGCCTTCCTCCGCGCGAGCGGACCACCGTTCTTGGCGCGGTAGGCAGTCTCGTTGTAGACATCGGCGTAGGTGACGTTCTTCTTCACCTGGGCGGTGGCCACCTTGTCCGGGAGCTTCTTCAGCATCCCGCCCGCCTTCTTGGTGGTCTCGATCCCCTTGGCCTGCAGCTTGGGGTTGGCCACCACCGCCCGGGTCACACTGCGCTTGGTCGGGATCGGGCCGACCTGCTCCACGATGTCGTTGACATCGTTCTTGGCCACCAGTGCGCCCGGCTTCTTCTTCGGTGGCCCTCCGTGCTTGGTGTCCCCGTGCAGGATCTTGGTGGCCATGATCTCGCCGCCCAGCCCGGCCACCTCGAGCGGGAGCAGCAGAGCAGCACCCTTCTCGCTCTTCGCCCCGTGCCCGATCGCCCCGGCCAGCCGGGGAAGCTTGCGTGCGGTCGGGGAGGCCTTCCAGGCCTTCTTCCCGGCGCTCCCCATCTTCGCGCCGGCATAGCCCAGCCCGGCCGCGCCCGCGGTCCCACCGATCGCGCTCAGCCCGGCGGTGACCTTGCGCTGCTTCCGGTCCGCGGCCACGTCGGACTGGGTGGGGTTCATCTTGCTGACGCTCGCGATCTGCGTCAGCAGCTGGTCACCCCCGCCACCGAACAGGAGGTCGGCCACCTCACGGAACGTCGCGTCGTTCATACCTTCATGATCCCGATCCGGTCTAGTCGCCACGGTCGTAGTCGGACAGGTCCTCGTCGGACGGTTCAGGCCACCCGATGAACGGCTCGTCCTCCTCCATGGTCACCGGGTCCTCCGGCACCAGGTCCATGAACTGGATCGGCAGCGACTTCCCGACGAACACCCGGTTGGCCGGGGACGCGACGTACGGACCCGTGGTGACCCAGGAGTCGTAGCCGTGCTTCTTCCTGAAGTTGACCTGCTCGGTCTTGCCCTTGGTCGAGGAGTGGCCCTCGGTGAGCACCAGCACACTGACGTTGAAGTAGCTCGGCTCCAGGTGCCACTCCTCGGCGATGTCGGAGTACCGCACCGTGTCCGCGTACTCCTCGCCGTCGGGCAGCGGCATGTCGTCCTTGTCCACTTCTTTCCAGGTCACCCCGATCGTCTGGTCTCCCCGCCAGTCCGAGTCCTCCGGCTTGTCCTGGTAGGCGGCCCAGCCCACGATGTCGTAGACCTGCTCCTCCGGGATCGTCGCCTCGAACCTCCGGCCGTCCCCGAACCTCTGGGTGATCTTGTTCTCCGCGTTGTCGTTGATCCGCTCGGCGGTGTCGTTGACGTTCTGGTCGAACTCCTGGGCGGCCATGTCGGCGGCGCGCTTGGCGTTGCCGGTGAACTCCATCTCGTCGTGCAGCTCGATCCGCCCGTTGTGGTCGGGGGCCTCCCACGGCCCGGCGACGTAGTACATCGGCTGTGGGTTGCCCATGTCGTCGGTGACCCACTTGGTCCCGCGCCGGACCCGCTTGTTCGGCTGCGGCACCTGCAGCTTGCGCCGGGCCTGCTCGCTGTAGGCCAGGAACGCCTTCTCGGTGTCGCTCACCATCCAGTGCCGCTCGTAGGCAGTGATCTTCGCCCTCGCTCTCGGCTCCAGCCTGGCCTTGGCCTGGCTCGCCTCGCCCAGGACCGCCTTGGGTGCGAGCTGCGGCTGGGACGATGCCAGCTGCGCCTTCGGCCCCAGCACGGCCTTGGCCGACGAGCTCAGTGTGGGCTTGGGTGCCAGGGCCTCCAACGGGGCCAGCACCGCCTTGGGCACATCCACCAGACCCAGCACCTCCAACGCCTCATCATGGGCCAGCGGCTGGGTCTCGGTCTGGGCCGCAGCCTGGTCCAGGAACTGCTGGAACTCGGCCAGGTCCTCGGCCTCGGCCACCGGCTTCGGTCGAGCGGTACGAGCCTTGGCCGAGAACCGTCCGGCGTTCTCCGGGTCGCCCCCGCGCGGGTGCTCCTGGGGGTCCCAGTCGGCCTTGGTGACCGTGCCCGCGACGTTCCACGGGTGGTCCAGCAGCCGGACCGTGCACCGGCAGTTCGGGTGCACCCCGGGCACGTAGATCTTGGTCTGGTTGGGCAGGGTGAACCGCTCGCTCAGCAGCACCCGGGTGTTGTGCATCGGCCCACAGATCTTGCACACCTTCTCGTCCCGCGCGGTGATCCAGACCTTCTCCGCAGCCGGGGTCAGCTTGCCCTTGTCCTGCAACCACATCCAGGCGATCTGCTCGGCCTGCTGGCTGATGTTGTGCTCCTCCTGGGTGGCGAAGATCTTGCTCCGCCGGCGGACCGAGGTGCCGATGTAGTCCAGCGCCCGCTGCTTGAGCTTCAGCGGGGTGCTGGTCGCGGCCTTGTCCAGGGCCCGCGAGGTGTACCCGGCCATCCCCCGCGATGTCAGCCCGTACCCGTCCAGCACCCGGTCGGCGGCCACCCGCTCGGTCATCCGCCGGTTGACGAAGGTGTTGAACCCGCTGACCAGCGCGGTCCGGTTGCTCTCGTGGTAGTAGGTGCCGATCCGGCTGGCGTGCTGCTCGGCCAGGGCGTAGACCGTGGACATCGGGATCTCCCCGGCCCCGGCGGCCTTCATCGTCTCGTAGTACTGAGCGGCGAAGACCGGCCCCAGGGTCCGGACGAACTTGGGCGCGTAGAGCTGCCAGGCCAGGTCGGCGGCCCCGATCAGCTTGGCCGCGCTCATCTCCCCGGTCAGCTGAGCCACCTCGGCCTTGGCCGCGGTGATCACCGACAGCCGGGCCATCACCAGGGCTGCCTCGATCGCCTCGCTCGGAGTCCCGGGCGGGCGGATCGCCTCGCGCAGCGCGGCATGGTCGAGGTCGGTCGGATGGAACCGAAGCTCGACTGCCGGGGTGATGGTCATGTCAGGATCGGACCGCCGCTACCGCCCAGTGGCTTCGGCTTCGGTTCCGGGGCCGGCTCGTAGTTGTGGATCTTCTTCTCCCGCAGCATCGCAGCCAGCAGGTCCACCGCCGGCTTGTTCTCCTCGACTGCGGCCCCCAGCTCCTTCGGCGTCTTCAGGTCCTTCATCCTCAGGTCGGTGGCCAGGTTCGCCAGCTGGGAGTACTCCTGGGAGCCCTGGTCGTAGTGGCCGACCGCCTGCTCGGCCAGGTAGGCCAGGTTCTTCACCCGGTCCGCTGTCTGCGGGTCGGCCGGCTCCGCGTGATGCTCCACCTTCCAGCCACGCTCGTCGTCCGGGATCCCGGCGTTGATCGCCCGGGTCCGGTGGATCGTCTCCAGGTAGGCATCCATCGAGTCTTCACCACCGTCGAAGACCTCCCGCAGGGTCGGGCTGGTCCGGTTCACACCCTGGAAGATCTCCTTCTTCTGCTCGAAGGTGGGCTGGCCGGTCAAGCCGCCGAGCACTCGCCGGATCTGGGAGACCGCGATTACCTCCTGCTCCAGCTCCTTGTCGGTCATCTGGCTGATCGGCTTCAGGTTGACCACGCCCACCCGGTCCGCCCTGAGCCGGGTCAGCTCCCTGTGCCGGGTCGCCTCGTCGGCACCGGCCTCATACGCCGGACCGGCGAAGCCGCCGTACGGCTTGTCTCCCCACTGCTGGCTCAGAATCCGCTCGTACGCCTTCTGCCCCAGCCGGCCCGAGGCCTGCTTGTAGCCGGCCATCGGCTGTACCACCGCCGCGCGGTGCAGTGCGCTGGGGTCGGTACCACCCGCGGTCATCTCGGCCGCGCGGGTGGTCACGTACTGGTCGAAGTCGGCTTGGTTCTCCTTGTTCTGGATCCACGCCCGGAACTCGCCCGACCCCAGGCCGTACCACTTGCTGGCGAGCTGGTCCTGGCTCAGGTCGATGTGCTCCTTGATCGCCTGCTGCAGGGTCACCGCGGCGTCGTCGTACTTGGCCTGCTCCTTGATCGCACCGATCGTGGTCGGCACCGGAGCCGTCTCCGGCTTCTTCTCCCCGGTCTCGGCAGCGGTCTCGGTCGAAGTCTCCGTCGGCTCCGCGGTGGGCTCCTCCGGCTGGACGAACGCCGGCTTGTAGGTGTTGGTGTCCCGGGCCGAGAGCTTGCCGCCCATCTTGTCGTACTTCGGTGTCTGGATCGCGCCGACGTTGCCGAACAGACCGGCGGCCGCAGCGGTGGGACGGATCTTCCCGGGCTCGATGTAGCCGAGGTCCCGCTCGGTCTCGAACCGCTCCAGCTCCTTGGTCGGCACGCTGCGGACCTTGATGTAGTACGGGAACTGCTCGCGCAGGCCATCCAGCGCGGCGGCGTAGCCGTTGCCGTTCAACCGGTACCGGTACTCCTTGTCCCGGGCGATCTCGTTCTCGACCGTGGCCCGGATCTTCTTCGAGTCCGGGCTGGTCAGCCCGGCGGTCCGGTTGTTCACGATCAGCTGGATGATCTCCTCGGTGTCGTCGTCCAGCTCCGGACTGGCCTGGTAGTCCTGGATCCGGCGCTTGACCTCGGCTCGGATGTCGGCGTTGGTCATGACCCCGCGGCCCACCGTGTCCGCCTCGGCCTTGACCTTCTGCGTGATCACCGCGCGCACATCGGGGTCGATCCCCTGCCGCTCCACCTGCTCGGACTGCACCGCGTCCAGCAGCTGCTCGTAGCGCCGAGTCATCCGGGCGGCCTTGTCGTTGTGCCGGCGAGCACCACGGAAGTCCGGCTCGAACTCCATGGTGAACACCCCCGAGCGGGAGACCACGGTCACCTGACGCGCGCCCGAGACCAGGCCGGTGTAGATGTCCTCGCTGGTCAGCCCGCCCACCGAGCGGTTCCGGATGTAGGAGCCGCCCTTCAGCGCCTTCAGGTTCTTCAGGTTGAACGGCAGGTAGTGGTCGTCGCCGTAGCCGATCGCCTGGGTCACGATCTGGCCGTCCCGGTCCAAGATCACGCCCTCGCTCGGCGGGACGTTCCCCGAGGCCAGCTGCAGGTTGTACAGCTTCTTCTCCGGGGCCGCTCCACCCTCGGAGGTCGGGCGCTGCAGATGGTCGATGATCGCGGCGCTGGCCGCGTTCTGCTCGGTCCAGGTGGGCTTGCCCGGCCGCTGCACGCTGCGCACCTTGGCCTTGGTGGCGTCCAGGATCTGCCTGCGCCGGTCCTCCGGGATCCGGACCGCCTCGACCGGCTTGCCCTCACGGTCGGCGATCTTGTTCTGCTCGGCCTTCAGCGCCCTGGTCTGAGCGGTCTTGACCGCGGTCTGGGTCTCCTCATCACCGAAGCCGCTCCGGAAGGCCATCTGCCGGTTGACCTCCTGGCGGTACGCCTCCACCATCTTCTCGTCCGGCTTCTTCTCGGTGCCCCGGTAGCGGTAGGCAGTCTTCCGCGCCGGCGGCCCGATCACCGCCTCGGCCTGCGGGCCGTACTGGCCCACGAACCGCCCGAAGTGCCCGGCCAGGTTCGCCTTGGACCCGGCGGGAGCGACCTCGGTCAGCAGCTGCCCTCCGGCCTTCGTCCGGCCGTAGAGCCGGGCGTTGGTGTCGGTGTGGCCGTAGTCCCTGGTCCAGGCCTGGGCGAAGGACGGCATCTGGGCGGCCGCGGTGTTGATCTGGCCCACCCGCTGCGGGGACAGCCCACCGCCCAGCGCACCGCTCAGACCGAACGCTGCCCCACCCAGGTTCAGCGTCTTCGGGTAGGCGGTGACCCCGCGCAGGTTCCGGTCCCGGGGGTCCAGCAGCCCCGGCTTCGGTCGGGTGCTGGTCGCCTCCTCGATCCACTGGTTGCCCTGGTCGTCCTCGAAGTGCAGGTCGATCCGGGTGTCCCCGGAGTTCTGGGTGGACTGGGCCACCGAGCCCAGGAAGTGGGCCAGCTGCCGGTACTCGTCCTGGTACTGGGCCTTCTGCTTGGGCGTGAACTTGGTGGGCTTGTTCTCCGTGGTGTGCTCGGGGATCCCCATCGACGCAGCCGTCTTGTCGTTGATCGGCCGGACCTGGGTGCGCTTGATCTTGGTCTGGAACTGCCCGGACCCCGGGTCACGCCGGATCAGGTCCTCACGGAAGACGAAGCCGTAGTCGTAGGGGGTCTTGACCTTGGAGACCACCCCCGCCTTGCAGATCTCCTCCAGGGCCGAGACTGCCTGGGCGAACTCGACCTGCTCCTGCTCGCCGTCCCCACTCTTGGCCACCACCCGCATGGTGGCTCGCTTCAGGTCGGTGAACTGCTTGGCCACCACCTCGTTCAGGTGCTTCTGCAGGGTCCGCCGGTTGGCCTCGATGTCGGCCTCGAGCGCGTCGGAGACTACGCAGGTCACGAACATCTCGGCGGTGTCGCGGTCCATCTTCATCACCAGGTCGTAGGCCTGCTGGGCCGCCTTGGTGTTGAAGAACCCGTCCTCGGGCCAGTCCGGGGTGTCCAGCCGCTTGGTCACGCCCTTGCGCTTCTTCTTCCGTCGGGCCTCGCGCTCGATGTCCTGGACCCGGGGGAACTGGTTGGCCAGACCACCGGCGACGGTGCCGGCCACCACCGGCTTCAGCCAGCCGTCACCCCGGTTCTTCTCGACCTTGGTCCCGTGCTCCTTGAGCCACTTCCGGCCCACCGACCGGCCCTTCTTGTCGGTGATCTCCGGGTGCGCGAGCAGGTACCCGCGCTGCTTCACGCTCTGGAACGGCATCTCACTTCCCCCTCTTCGGAGGTGGCTTCTTCGCGGTCTTCTTCGCCGGGACCACCCTGGCAGCAGGACGCTTGTCCGGGCGACCGACCTGCTTCTTCTTCTCCCGCAGCGCAGCGATGTCCCGCTGGTGCTTGCGCTCGGCCAACTGGTCGGCGAGCTTCATCTTCTCGGTCTCCCGCTTGTGTCCGACCGCAGCGTACTTCTCGTCCTGGTCGGCCTTGGCCTTCTCCCGCGCGAACCGCTTCTCCTCGTTCGGGTCTGCGGGCGGGGGAGCGTTCTTCATCTCCTCCCGGCTCTGCTCGATCTGCATCTGCATCTGGGCGTCGGCGGCGTCGGCCTGGCCCACCGGGTGCAGCCGCCTGGCCGCCTCGCCCTCCTGCTCGGCATTGGCACCGTCCACGGCGTACTGCTGGGCCATCTCGGCGGTGGGCTGCTCGGCGTGCATCTGGGCCTGCTCCGGGCTGAACCCCTGCGCGGTCAGCTCGGCCTTCTGCCGCATCCCGAGCATCTCCATCTGGCTGCCGGCGAACTCCATCGCCTGCTGCTGCTCCAGCATCGCCCGCTTGTAGTCCACGTCCTCCTCGGTCATCTCCGGCAGCCGGGCGATCTCGCGGACGTACTTCTCCAGCTCCGGGTCCGGGAACCACTGCATGCCGGCACCGGCGGTGGCCGAGATGAAGGCGGCCAGCTGGTCCAGTGCGGGCGGGTCCACGTTGGTCGGCTCGAACCGCGGCAGCTGGTCCAGCTTCCAGCCGTTCATCGCGAACAGCCGGGGCACGGCGTACCGGTTCAGGGTGTCCGCGATGGCCTTCGCGATCGCGTTCAGCGCGGCCCGGAAGATCCCGGTCTTGTCGGTGTGCAGGCTGTAGGAGCCGGTGTCCTGGTGCCCGACCAGGATGAAGTCGGCCAGCACGGTCATCAGGATCCGCTGCTCGTAGCGGGTGATGATGGAGTTGGTGTCGAACTGCCGGGAGCCTCCCGAGCTCATCAGCTCGAAGTCGAACAGCGGCTGCTTGGTGTCCGGGTCGTACTGGGTGGGCAGCACCAGGCCCTCGTTCTCGTCCCGCCTGACCCCGCGGACCATCTTCTTGAAGGCGTCCACGGTCTTCGCCTGGGGGGTTCCCTTGGCCGCGGTCAGGTAGTCGGCCGGGACCCGACCGACCGGCATACCAGCCAGGTCCCGCTCGACCCCGATCGCCTCGAACTCCTCCAGCCGCTTCTTGAAGTACCAGGGCCGGTAGGCGTTGCGGAGCAGGCTGTAGCCCTCCGGGTTGCCCTTGGCGATCGCGGTCCGGAACAGGATCGACTTCTCGATCGGGATCACCGTCATCTGGTACCGGGGCGGGGCCATCTGCACCATCGCCTTGACCCCGCCGTCCTCGGCGAAGACCCAGCGCATCAGCGTCTCCTGGGCGCGGATCGGCATCTTCCGCCAGCCGATCAGCCCGTCGGAGTGCTTCGAGCGCTTCTTCGGGTCGGTCTCCCAGGGGCCCATCCGGCGCTTGTAGACGATCTCGTGCCAGCTCCAGCCGTACGGGATCATGCTCAGCACCTCGCCGATGAACCCGTCCCATGGCTCGTTCATGTCGTCCATGCAGGACTCGAGGAACTCCTGGGCCAGGATGTTCTCCTCGGACTGGTCGGCCGGCAGCACCTTCCACTCCACCTCGCGGATCAGCTTGTCGATGCTGAACAGCAGCGCCCCGACCATGGAGTCGTTGGCAGACATCTCCCGGTAGACCTTGACCGCCTTGCGGCCACGCAGCGCCGGCAGGAACTCCTCATCGACGTAGCCGGAGACCCGCTTGACTCCGGTGACACCGAGTTCGAGCATCGGCGGCACGTTCTTGGGGACCGCATCCCCCACGTTGTCCTCGTCGTAGATCGAGATGTCTCGACCGTCGGGGAACCGCACGTCTGCCATGTCTCCAGTCTCCCTGGGTTGTCACTCACACCATCAGGTCGAGCTCGCTGGCGATCTCCTTGGACTTGTTCTCCACCCCGCCGACCACCCAGTTGCCGGGCTTGCGCTTGGCGTCACGGTTGAACCGCATCTCGTCCTCGATCCAGGACGGGTCGTTGTTGCCGCCCAGCACCACCGGGATCGCCGGGATCGCCCGCTTGCTGATCGACCGCCAGACCAGGGCCATCGAGCACACCTCGTCCGGCAGGTGGAACTCCTTTCCCCGGTTGAACAGCTGCTCGGTCGAGCAGTACAGGTGCGCCAGGTAGAACTCCCGGATCTTCGGGGCCCGCCACCTCCCGTTCTCGACCGAGGAGACGTACTCGCTCAGCATGTCGTCCCGGGCCCGGCCGGCCATGATGAAGCCCCGCGCGCGCCGGTCGATGTAGTCGCTGACCACCGCGCCCAGACCGGTCGCGTCATGGATCCCTTCGGCGTTGTAGGCCTTCATCAGCTTGTTGAACACCCCCACCATCACCGGGTAGGGATGCCGGCGCATCCGGGTCCAGTGCACCACCTTGACCGGGAAGTAGGTCACGTCCACCACGCTGATCACGGTCCAGTCCACCGCCTGCGCCCAGTCAGCCCCGATCACGTACTCCCGGTCGTTCTTCGGGTCCTCGAACCGGTACTCCTGCCACTCCTTGCCGTCCTTCTGCTTCAGCGTGGCCGCCGGCAGGGAGAAGGTCTCCTCGACCGCGCTGGCGTCGAAGGCACGGTTGCCGATGCTGGGCTCGCCCAGGTCGTACTCCACCCGCCAGCGCTCGGCCGAGACCTCGCGCCGCTTCTGCTCCACGAACCCCGGGTCCAGCCAGCCGTCGATCGGGTTGGCGGTGTCGCGGTAGCACCACTCGAAGACCGGCAGCCCCTCCAGGTCGAACCTGGCCAGCTCCTGGGCCATTGCCTTGTCGGAGTACTGCAGGGTCGAGCTCATGATCGTCTGGGCCGGGATGATCTCCCCGCGGTAGTTCTTCTGCGGCATCGGCTGGCCCTTGGCCGACTCCAGGATCTCGACATCCATCTCATCGATCTCGTCCAGCAGCAGCATCGGCGGGTGCGGGCCACGGACCGTCTTCTGCGAGGCAGTCAGCGGCCGGATCACCGCACCGTTGACCAGCCGGACCGCGGTCTGCGACTCGTCCCGGATCAGGTACCTCGGCGCGCGCTCGAAGTTGAAGGCGTCCCGGATCGTCTCCTGGATGTTGACCGACTGGTTCAGCGAGCCGCCCACGATGTTGGTGTCGGCCCCGTGCACGGCCGCGTAGGTCAGGCCCAACAGGGAGACCAGGCGGCTCTTCCCGGACAGGCCTCGCGACCCCTTGATCAGGATCTGCGGGGCGCGGTTGAAGTAGCCGTGGGCGAAGGCCTCGAACGGCGCGTTGTGCTCGGGACACACTTTGTGCCGGGGGATGGTATGGCCCCACAGCGCCTTGACCAGCTCGTACAGCTCGGAGTCAGTGCGGGGACCGCGGCCCAGGACGATGCTCAACGATCAGCTCCTTCAGGCCGTAGGTCGGGCACTTCTTGTAGACCCGGATCCGCCAGCAGCCGGCCGGGCTCTCCACCTGGTAGTACCAGGGCACGGTATCGGTGTCGGTGGGCGTGAGCCGGACCTCGAACCGACCCTCGGCGTCCAGCTCGGTCCACGGTGCCAGGGTGGCCCAGGGCACCTCGTTCTCGATCACCCACAGCCGCTCCGGGGTGAACCGGACCAGCCCGTGCACCGGTTCCCGGCCCCGGGCGAAGGAGCCGTAGACGGTGACGAAGCCGGGCATCAGTCACCCGCAGGTGGTGCGGGCAGCTTGTTGGTCGGGGTGACGAACATCCGGGCCACGATCGCCAGCACCACTGCCACCACGGCCATGATCGAGCCGGTCTGCTCGTTGCTCAGGTTCACCCCGAAGGCCAGGAACAGCCCCAGGACCGCTTGCACCAGGCTCTGGATCAGGACTGGCTCGTTCTTGACGATCTCCATGGTTCCTCCTAGGTGAAGATCACCGATCTGGCTCCGGGGTTCGCAGCCAGTACCGCTCTGCCGATCGCACCGCGCCCGCACAGGTACCGGGCGCGCTGTTCGACCGCCACCGGGTCCTTGGCGATCTCGAAGTGCATCGGGTCCGGGATCGAACGGAAGTCGCCGCCCCAGCGCACGCAGTCCTTGTACATCCCCAGCCGACGGTGGATGTTGGTGATCTCCAGGGTGGAGAAGCTCAGCGAGGCCGACCGGCCCTGCGGATGACGGTCGGCGTTCAGGTCCTCCGCGGTCCCCGAGGCATGGTTGGACCACACGTCGGTGTTGCCGATCCGGCGCGGGGACCAGCCCCAGTCATCGAAGCCGGGATCGATCTTCTCGATGTTGCGGTCGAACCAGGTCGCCATGTGCACCAGCAGAAACCCTGCCGAGCCGTCTCGCAGCGGCAGCTGCCGGGTCGCCCCGGGGATCCTCCAGTTCCGCAGCCGCGGGAAGGGGCCGTCGAAGCTCCCGCCCAGGACCTGCCAGCCGTTCTGCGAGACGGCCATCTACTTCTTCTTCCATCTCGGCTTGAAGTCGATCGAGGGCTGCGGGTTGCGCACGATCGAGCACGACCAGCCCCCGGTCGCGACCGAGTGCCGCTCGAAGTGCAGGTGCGGCCCGGTCACGTTGCCCTCGGCCCCAACCTCGCCGATCTTGCGCCCGGCCCGGACCCGGGACCCGTTGGGCACGCTCCGGGTGCGCATGTGGGCGTAGAAGTCCCGGGTGCCGTCGCCGTGCACGATCTCGAGCTGGTGGAAGCCGAAGGCGGAGCCGTGGTTGGCGTAGACCACCCGGCCGCCCCGGGCCGCGATCACGGTGGTCCCGATCGCGGCCGGGAAGTCAACCCCGGTGTGGATCCCGTTGCCCCGGGAGTCCCGCCGGCACGACCACCACGGGCCGCGCCTGCCGTACGGCGTGCCGATCGCGGCGTTGACCGGTCTCATCCGTCCTCGCCTTCCTCGATGCCCAGGTTTCCGCCCGGGCCCGGGTCGTCGGAGTCGTCCGGCTCGATCTCCTCATCTGGGTCGAAGTCGACCTCCAGACCCTCTTCCTCCAGGTCTGCCTCGTCCGCGAGGGGCTCCTCCACCGACGGCTCATCACTCATGCCTCGGGCTCCTCCTCGGGTGGCCAGGTCTCGTCGTCGCTGATCTCCAGGGTGTCCACGCTCCCGGCCGCGTACTCACCGGCCCGGTAGGCATCCACCTCGGTGGTCGGGTACAGGATCTGCCCGACGATCCCGGCATCGTCGGCGTGGGTGGTGTACATCACCGGGTTGTCCTCCGGTGGCTGGTTCGGCTCAGTGTCGGCCATCACTCGTCCTCCTCGTCCTCGTCGTAGAGTGAATCCACCTTGCCGCCGGCGAAGGCGGCTGCCCGCTCCTGGTCCACCTCTACCTCGGGGTAGAGCAGCTGGCCCTCGACACCGGGGTTGTCGTACTCGGTGTCCTGGTTGGGGTTGGTGCTCTTGGCCATGCTTCCTCCTAGAGTTTCTCTTCCCACACGATGTAGACCTCACCACATCGCAGTGCCTGGCTGGTCGACACGATCCGGGAGTAGTCGGCTGCGAAGGCCGACGCCTTGTCCGGGTCCTTCCAGTACAGCCCGAACCCCTTGATGTCGTTCTTGAGGTTGTTGAAGTACACCTCCGGCAGGTCGAACCACTTGGACTCGCCCTTGGCCAGCTGCCCGACCTTGTTGATCCCGTGCTGGGTGATCCCGCCCGGCGCGTTCGGGTTCGGCAGTGCGTTGGGGTTGATGTAGCCGTGCCAGAACAGGTAGATGTTGGCGCTGGCCGAGCCGTTGTCCTCGTCTTTGCCCTCACGGGTGATCTTGATCTGGGCCTTGCGGATGGTCGGCGCACCCTGCGTGCCGACTGAGTCGGTGAACTGGTTGCCGTGGAACCACAGCCCCTGGCTCTTCGGGTTGTTCTGCTGGATCAGGTCCCCGCCCTGGTACCCGTTGCTGCGCCAGCTCCCGGAGGTGTTCGGCTGGAACCGGGCGTCCTTGACGATGATGTTCGGAGTCTCCACCGAGTCCTTGGGGATGTGGATCTTAGTCGGGGTGGCCACGCTCCAGTTGCCGGCGTCGTCCAGGCTCCAGCCGGTGAAGTGGTAGTCCTTGTCCCCGGGGATGGTGTACCCGGCAGTCACGTTCGGCGGCCACTGCTTGTAGGTGTAGTTCGAGGTGTTGTTGTGGTCGCCGTACTTGTTGTAGCGCCACTCGCTCCACGGCTCGCCGGTCCAGTCATGATCGGGAGTGGTGGTGTAGGTGCCGCCGAACTGGGTGGTCGGGGCGTCGCCGTGGTAGGTGGTCAGCACCCGAGTCAGCCGAGCATCGGGATCGTTGGCCGCCCCAGGCAGCCGGGTGCCGACCTTGATGTAGCGGGTCTTCAGCTTCCGCTGGCCGTGCACCGTGTCGAAGTCCTCGACTATCTGCAGGGTGATCTCCGGCGGGTTCGGTGGGATGACATCGAACTCGTAGGCCCGCACCCAGGCACCGGAGCGCTTCACCCAGGCCTCGTCCGCCGCGACCCAGACCCCGTTCCGCTTCAGGTACGGGCGCTGAGCCTCGACCCAGACTCCATCGACCTTGATGTGCAGCGACATCTCACACCTTGAAGAACACGTCGTTGTTGGCGTAGGTCGGGTCGGAGTTGGACGGCACCGATGGTCCGGAGCCGATCTTCTGCCCGGTGCTCGGCACGAACTCGACCCAGGCCGCCCCGGAGTAGTACCAGAGCTGGTTCTGGTCCTTGGTGAAGGCAAACAGCCCCTCCTCGAGCCTCCCGGTGTACGCGGTGTCCCGGGCGGACGGGGTGGCGAAGACCGCGATCACCCGCTTCTCGACGCCCAGAGCGAACTGGGTCAGGTCGTCTACGACATCCGGGTCGTCGCCGCCTACCGGGATCCGGAAGCCTGCGATCGGGGTGTTGGTCGGCATGGCAACCTCCTCATCGTCATCGTCTCATCCAGCGCTACGCACCCGGATCGTTGCGGTCCTGTGCGCGCACCGCATTGCCGGCGGCACGGTCCTCGTCCTGCTCCTGCTGGATTCGTCTGGTGTTCGGCCCCGGGTGGGTCTTGAAGTAGGCCACCGCCACCGTCCCGGAGGTGGTGATCAGCAGCACAAGGATCTCTCTGGTTCCCTCATCTAGTGTCATGTGTCCCCCGGCCCTCTACGTCCATGGTCAGGTATGCGCCATAGGACAGCACTGCTGGCGCAATCAGCAGCAGGGTCAGGTAGACGTTCCACTCTCCGGTGTCCTCGTTGTCGACCACGTACAGCATGGCCGAGGTGGCTCCGGCGAACCCGGTCACCAGGTAGGCGTAGTGCTCGCCGGGCAGGTTGAACTTGGTGGTGGCGTGAGCAGCCAGCCCCACGATCGCGACGGCGGACAGGACGACCGCGATCCACTCGGCGATGTCGATCGGGTCCGGTCCGGAGATCGCCCAGAAGATGATCCCCACGCAGTAGACCAGGAAGCCCAGGCAGCGGGCCACGCGGGTAGGGCTCTCGACTGTCATCGCACCCTCCTTAGAGGCACATCACCATCATCCCCAGGCGAGCCACCCGCCTATGCGGCCAGGAGCGCCTGCACCGCGGACAGGATCATCTGGTCGTTGATCACCCCGGGCCGCATCCCGGTATCCGGGTTCACGTCGTCGGTGGCCGTGTCGATGGCGTACTGCCAGGCATCGGCCCAACCTGGCTGGGACGCGATCAACCAGCTGTGCTCCTGGGCCCAGGCGAGTGGATCGGTCTGCAGGCCCTCGGCGGCCGCGGCAGCAGCCACCCGGTGCAGCAGCGAGACGTTGTTGGCGATCTCGACCATCGTGGTGTAGCTCATCGGCTCTCCTAGGTTTTGATGATGAAGTTGAGTGCGGTGTAGGCGTGCCCGGTGCTGCCACCGCTGGTGTTGTCGTCATCGGTGAGTCCGGTGCCACCTAAGCCGGTCAACTCGGTGCCCTCGAAGTTGGTGACACCGTTCCCGCCGCCTAGCGCAGGCGAGCCACCCACGGTGACCACGCGGGTGGTTGCGGTACCCGAGGCGTTCTGGGCGTTGGTGACCGTGATGAGGTGCTGGTGGTTCGGGCCGGTGTGCTGGTGGTTCGGGCCGGCGTGATTGTGGTTGTGTCCGTGCGCGTGGGTGAACTTCCCGGACCGGGTGGCGTCGTCCAGCACGCCCGGCAAGGTGTCGCTGTTGCCCAGTGCGGCTGCTAGCCCGGCCCCGATCGGGAACCTGGACTTCAGGTCCGGCAGGTAGAAGTGCGATCCGTCTGCCCCGCCGTAGGTTCCTCGGATCACCGCCGACAGAGCTGGGTAGTCACCGTTCAGCTTCGAGGACCCGTCACAGATCAGCCAGCCAGTCGGCGGGGTCGCGGTCGCCCACATCATGATCGAGCCGGGCGGCATCGGAGTGGTGAGCAGCACACCGGAGGCATTCCAGCTCAATGGACCGACCTTGCCGGACCCGTCCCCGACCAGCTGGATCAGCGGGGTCGGACCCTCGCCGCTCTCGATCCGGGCCGGGTTCGCACCGGGGAAGGTGTTGTTCGCACCGGCGGTGCCCTGCAGCCCGCCAGGCGGTGCGGCTCCAGCCGGATTCGCGCTCAGGGGTGGAGAGATCGAGGTGGGCGCAGAGGGAGAACCGATCGTGCCGGCCAGCTTGAACCCGGTCCCGTCGGTCGGTACCGACGCCGACCGCAGGTAGTAGATCCGCCACTTGTCCGGGTCGTTGTTGCCGCCGGAGTCGTTGGTCTCCGGCATGGTGACCTGCAGCTTGGCCCGGCGGATCTGGGTGAACTGCTTCAACGGAATCCCGACCGGAGTCTCGTGAGTCCCACCGGCCCCGGCAGCATCGCTGTCGTAGGCCGATGCCCCGATGTAGGTGGTGACCGGGTACTCGGTCCAGGTCCAGTCGGCGTAGAAGGTGATCAGGCCGGTCCCGTCCACCGAGGCGAACTTGGTGCCGTCATGACAGAACCCGCGTGAGTTGGCAGTCGGCTTGAACCACGACTCGTAGACACCGCTGCCGACCTTGTAGCCGGTCGAGGTGGTGTCCCACACCGTGACCTGTTGCAAGGAGTCGGCGGCGAGCGCATACCGAGTACCGGTGCCGACCTGGCTGCCATAGACCAGGCCGTTGTACCGAGAGCCGGCGTTGAACCCGGACATGGAGAAGTCCGCTCCATCGACCACCGCGGTGCCGAAGATCCCGCCGGAGCCAGCCACCAGGTGGAACCGCCGCACGACCGTGTTCGCCCCGCTCTGCTGGAGCAGCATGTACTTGTTCCCGGCCACGTCGTAGGCGAGCGCCGGCGGCTTGGTCACGTCGATGATCCAGGCCCTGGGGATGAAGTTGATCTCGTTCACCCCGTCGGGCCTGGACCCGCCGATGAACCAGTCCCCGGAGTCCTGCATCCAGAGGAAGTCGAGCCGAGCGAGGGTGTCGTGGAAGGTGCAGAAGACGTTGGTCCGGTTGTTCCAGTCGTCCACCCAGGGCCGGCCGGTGCCGACGTTGTTCAAGATCGTGCCGTCGGTCTTGAACCGCCAGACCCGGAACCCGGCCGACTTCTGCTGGAACACGGCCCAGTAGCCACCGTTGGTGGTCACCCAGTCGAACGAGGTGATCTGGCTCGGGTCGAGTGCGAAGGTGCCCAGGTCGTAGCCGGGGTTGGGCGTGTGCGGAGGAACCGCGGTGGTGATGTCCAGCTGCAGCTGGTCCCAGACATGGGTCACCGTCGGCGGCGTGGACGGCGCGGTCGGACCGGCGGCCAAGGTCAGCTCGGCCTCGGTCGAGACCTCGTTGTTGGTCCCGTGCAGGGCGAGGTTGTCGGCCACATCGAGGGAGACCACATCCACCTGGGCCTGCTTGATGAAGGTGTGCTCGGTCGGGTCCAGCGGGAACTTGGTGATCTCGTTCCCGTCCGAGTCCACGATGATCAGACCGGATGACCCGAGGTCTACCCGCGCACCGGTGATCTGCTTGGTATCGGGGTCGTAGGCTCCGGTGCTGAGCGTGGAACCGGTCACCACGGTTCCGCTGAACAGGTCTCCGGTCAGCGACCCGACCACGATCTTCTCGGCATCGACCTCATGGGCCGCGATGTCGGGTCCGGTGATCTGGACCATCTGCCCCGAGCCCTGGGTGCTCGGAGTAGTCGCGCCATCCACGTCCTGGGCGATGATCTTGACGTAGTAGGTGGTGTTGTAGACCAGCGCGGTGGTGAGCGGGTCGCCCATCGCCGTGGGCAGCTGCCGGATGGTCATCGAGTTCGAGGGCGTGGTCACCACCAGGGTGTCGGCGGTGGGGGTGAAGTTGTCTGTGATCGAGATGTGCACCTGGTACTCGACCGGATCGTGGTTCACGATCCCCGGCCAGCGCGCGAACAGAGCTCCGATCCCGCCGATCACCACTGGAGTCGGAGAGCTGGTCGGCGGCAAGAGGTCGGAGTGCACGACCGCTGCCAGCGCATCGTGGTCGGCCTGGACATCGGCGATGGTGCCGTCTCGCACCGAGACCCAGGTCCGGTCGTTCTTCCAGTAGTAGGGCTTGTTCTTGTCGTCGGTGTCGTACCAGATGTCGCCGAAGTCCAGGTCGTGCGTGGTCAGCCCGTTCGCCCAGGGCTGGGCGGTGGCGTAGTAGGCGGTGATCTTCGCGTCCGCAGTTGCCTGTGCGGTGTTGGCCGCACCCAGCGCTGCTCCGATCGAGCTGTCCTCGATCACGTCCCAGTTCTTGGTCACCGCGTTCCAGCGGTAGGCCTGGCCGTCATCGATGTCGAACCACATGTCGCCGGCGTTGTCGTCATGACCAGAGGCAGCGTTGGCCCAGGGCGGGTCGGACAGGTAGTAGGTGGTGATCGCCCCGTCCGCAGTGGCCTGAGCAGCCTCGGCAGCGGTCATCGCGTCGGCGGCGGCGTTGTTGGCGTCCACCGCAGCCGCAGCAGCAGCGCTGGCCGCAGCCGTAGCAGCGTCGGCAGCGGCCTGAGCCGCATCGGCGGTGCTCTGGGCCTGGTCGATCCCGGTGTCCTTGACCGCGATCCAGTGCGTCCCAGGAGCGGTGGCCAGGTAGTAGTACTGGTGGTTGCCCGGGGTCTCGTACCAGAAGTCGTTGTCCTTCGGCGGTGGGACATCGCCCCCGCCAGGAGGCGTGTCCTGCTGGTAGATGTGGGTGGTCTCGGTCAGCGGCGGCACCCCGGCACTGACCGCCTCCCACTCCCCGGCCGCGATCGCGTCCGCACCCACGCTGGCCGAGACGTACATCCGGTTGTCGTTGCCGGAGTCCAGCCAGATGTCACCGATGTGCTGGGCGACCGGTGGGATCGACCCGATGAAGGTCAGCGTGCCCGGGGTGCCGCCTACCACGTCCTCCCAGGCGTTGCCGTTGAAGATCTGCAGCGCCTGGGTCTCGTTGCGGTAGATCAGCTGGCCGGTCCAGGCCGCCTCGGGGATGTCGTCCCCGGAGAACATCTGGACGTAGGTGGACTCCACCGAGGTGCGTTGACCGAGCCGAGGGCTCTGGGCATGGTCATAGACCCCGGTCATGAGGCGATGCTAGGGCCTAGTGCCCTACCAGCTCGTCGTAACTCGCGTACGCGCCCGGAGAGCCCGGGTCGCCCTTCAGTCCCTGCGCTCCCTGCGCACCCACCGGGCCCTGCGGTCCGGGCGGTCCGGTCTCGCCGATCGGCCCCGAGCCGACTCGAGTCACGGTCAACGCTCCAGCAGAGATGTTCAACGCCTGGGCAGAGCGTGCCAGCACGTTGATCGTCTCCTCGCCCGCCTTGCACCGCCACGGGTAGCTCAGGTCCACGCAGAAGGTGGATCCGGCCACGCTGGAGCGGTCGGTGCGCGAGATCAGCCCGTTGGTCACCGACTGGAACCACACCGATCTCAGCCCGGCAGCGGCGTCGTTGAAGACCAGATAGACGCTGAGCAGGTAGTCGCCGGGGTCGTGCAGCACGATGTTGGAGGAGGAGAAGAAGAAGCTGGTCTGCTGGTCGTAGTCGATCCCACCGAAGGCGATCACGGTGTCGGTGTTCGCGGCCAGCGCCTGGCTGTCGGTGATCAGGGTCCGGCCCTGGACGGCCAGGATCTGGCCCAGCGGACCGGTCTCGCCGACCGGGCCCTGCTCACCCTGCTGTCCCTGTGGACCGACCGCGCCCCTGGGCCCGACCGGGCCGATCCCCTGGATCACTCCGGTACGGACCTGGATCGCCCCACCGTTGACCAGCTTGACTACGTTCGCCATCAGCGCTTCCTGTTCTTCATGGCCTGCTTGGTGCCCACGTAGCTACCGCCACCGGCAGCCGTACCGATCGCGGCCAGCTTCCCCATCGCCCTGTTCGGCGGGTACTCGAAGCCCTCCTTCAGCCCCTGCTTGAGGTCCCTCCATGCTCCCGCGCGACCAGACTTGAGAGCGAGTCTTCCTGCCACCTTGCTGATCTCACCGTGCTCCACACCGAATGCGCTCTGCATGACTCACCTCACCGCCTGGTCACCCGGGCCAGCCGACCCAGGGTCTTCGCCTGTCGCGCCGAGCGCATCCGGTAGCCGGACCTCAGCGCGTCCATCTTCGCAGGACCGGCCTTCTTCCGCGGGCCCATCGGCATGAACCCGGCCTCCTTGGAGACCGGCTGCTTCTTCGGCCCCCTGATCGCGTCGTAGGCCACCTTGGCCCCCGCTCCCGCGATCCCGGCCGAGGCCACCGCTCCGGCACCCTTGATCCCGGCCACCCGGCCGCTGATCCGGCGCGTCTTCAGGGTCTCCTTCAGCTCCTTGGGAGCCAGCTCGACCTCGTTCATGTTGTGCAGCGCGACCAGGTGATGGGCGGCCCGGAACTTCTTCTGGTGCTCGGCCACATGGCCGCCGAGGAACTGGGCGTTGTACCCGCCCAGGCCGGCAGCAGTGCCTCCGACCGCAGCCGTGCCTGCTCGCAGCGAGGCGTCCTTCTCGTTGACGGCCTTGCTCACCTGCTTGGACTTCTTCCGGTAGGCGTGGGACAGCCCGAGCGAGGTCGCACCCAGCCCGCCGGCGGCGGCTGCCTGCACCCCATGACCACGCGCGACCGAGCGGAGCACATGCGCTCGAGCCCCGGCCGAGGGCCGCCTCCCCAGCTGCTGTCCCCAGGTGTGGATGAACCCCATCGGGTCCTTGCCCTTGTGCTCGGCGTAGCCGATTCCAGCCGTAGCCGCACCCAGCCCGGTCGCGGCCCCGCCCATGCCCGCGAGCGTGTTGGCCGTCCGCCGGTCCTTGGTGGCCTGGTCGGCCTTGCTGAACTCGCCGTGCTCGACCCCGAACGCGCTCTTCATCAGTCCTCCGGAGGTGCGGTGCCGTTGAGGATGGTGATCCGCTGGTTGACCGTGCAGGTGCCCGCGATCAGCCGCTGCACCTGGTTCCCGGCGTACTCGTCGCCGTCGTTCACGGTCACGAACAGGTCGTACTTGTAGACCCCGGGCACCATCGAGGCGGTCACCGAGTCCTCGATGTGCAGCTGGATCAACCCGATGTCCTCGCTGATCCCGATCGCCGGGATCGTGCCCTCGGGCACCTCCTCGTCCGGGGTCTCCAGGGTGAGCTGGATCGCTCCCTGCCTGGACTTGATGTCCAGCCGGCACGGGGCGACGAGGTGGTAGGGCTCATCGAAGTCGTCGGTGTAGACGATCGTGGTGGTCCAGTCCTCGCCCTGGTCGATCTCCATCGGCACGTTCGCGGCAACCATGTCTCCATCATCCCGATCTCCGCTACCCAGAACGAAGGCCCCGGACCGTCCAGCATGGGGCAGGATCGGTACGAGGCCTTCGCCGTGGTCGCAGCGGTTGTAGCCTACTCGACCGGCAGGTCGCCGGGGAGGGTGTTGTCCACGACCGGAGCGTTCGGGTCGGCCGGCACCTCGACCGGAGGCGGCTCGACCGGCGGGGTCTCGGTGTCCACCGGCGTGCTCGGGTCGGTGCCGAGCGCGTTCAGCCGGTCCACCTCGGTCCGGATGTTGGCCACCGCGGTAGCCGCGTCGGCAGCAGCCGCAGCCGCATCCGCGTCGTCTGCCTGGGCAGCGGCCAGAGCGGCCTCGAGGTTGGCGATCTCCGGGAGCAGCCGCTGGGCCACTCCGTCCACTGCAGACTGCAGGTCTGCTACTGCTGTTCCAAGGTCGGTCATCTTCTTCTCCAGGCGGTTGAGGGACGGGATCACAACATGCAGTAGCAGCTGCTCTGCGGTGAGCTCGGTCATGGGGAGCGAGGTCCGCTTGGCTGCCATGGGGCGAACCCTACGGGCTGCGCGTGCTACTCGGTAGCCGCCTGCAGGGCCTTGATGTAGTCCTCCTCCTTGTCCCCCATGATCAGCACCAGGTTCTTGTTCACCACCGGGTCGGCCTGCTCCAGGCCGGTGATCTTGGCCCGCGCCATGATGATCCGCACTGCGGAGTCCACGGACTTCGGATCGCCCATCATCGCCGCCGGCCAGACCGCGGTCTGCAGCTTGTCCAGCCGCATCACCTCGGTGGCCAGGGCGGTGGTCCGCTCCTGCTCGGTCAGGTAGGCCGCGTCGAACCCGTACAGCTCGCTCAGCATCTGGGTCACCGACTCGGGAGTGACCGCCAGGATGGCCGCGATCTCAGAGGGCGAGTGCCCCTCCAGCCTCAGGTCGAAGGCCTCTCGTGCCCTCGTCCAGTGCTCCTCGCGCGACGGGCTCCGGAGCGAGCTCACGGTACTGACCTGCTTCTTGGGCCCCGATCCGGTACCTGTCCCCTTCGCCACGGCGGAACACCTCCATCACCTCTGCCACAGTGGTTTGACCAGTGTCCACCATCTTGAAGATCCGCCGTCTCATCCGGCCCGATGTGCCGGCCCAGACCCCGTAGCCCTCGCGGTTGACCAGGGCGTGGAACAGGCAGTCGTAGAAGACCGGGCAGACATCGCACAGCTTGGACGCGCGACGCACCTGCTGGATCGACTCGCCGAAGTAGTACTGCACCCCGACCCCCGCGCAGTGCGCCTGGTCCTGCCACTCCGGGTAGAGGTCGGAGACGTTGTAGCTGACCCACCGCTGGTCATCGGAGTCGGGGATGCGCTGCCCGGTCAGATCCAGCCAGTCGTCCAGCAGGTAGCTACTCGGCGAGTCGCAGCTCTCGTACTCGGGAGGTGATTCGGAGTCCGTAGAGGGCAACACAGGTGGCGTCGATGCGGTCCTGGTCCCCGTCACAGACCGCAGCATACGCAGGGTGAGTGGCAACGATGTAGTTACTCACCTGTTCCTTGCCGGCGTTTCCGTTCCCGACGACCTCCTTCTTCCAGGCCTTGACGTTGACCGTACGGATGTCGCAGGCCGGTCGCAGGTGGGACAGCGAGCCCAGCACCGCGCCCTTGGTCTCGGCCAGGGCCAGCGAGTACTTGCGGTTGTTGCCCATCAGCACGTCCTCGGTCCAGACCGAATCCGCAGCATGGAGCTGGACCACATCCAGGGCGTAGTGGCCCAGCTGCATCAGCTGGACATCGCGGTCCTTGGCGTTCGACTCGTAGGCGTGGGTGACCGCCAGCGAGTTCTCGATGAACACCGCCAGCGCGATCTTGCGCACCCCCAGGTCGATCCCGATCAGGACGCTCATCTCGCTCCTTAGAAGAAGTTCGGGTCGAGGCCGGAGAAGTCGAAGGACACGACCACGTTCCCGTCGTCATCGACGGTCTGCTTCTCGAACATCTCGTCGTAGGCGTAGTCGCCGAAGCCCCACCACTCCACGCCCGGACCGATGTGGCCGGTGGCCGGGTCGTAGAACTCGACCGGCTCGGTCGCGCCCAGGGCGAAGGACTCCTTGTAGGGGCGGTGGTCGCTACTGTTCACCCGCGGCTGCAGGACCGCGCCATCGGTGGACATCCCGTGGTAGTAGGTGCCGTCGATGATCCGGTTCCCACCCAGGGTTCCGCCCTCGGTCGGGAAGTGCTTCCAGGCCAAGGTCAGGTCCAGCGGCTTCCAGTGCTGCTTCATGTAGGCCCGGAACCAGTCGTCCTTGAGGTTGACGTTGAAGTCGCCCACCACCATCAGCGCATCCGGCTTCTTCCGCCGGCAGATGTCCTGGACATGGGTGGACCACTGGTCCATCCCCTGCTGGTAGGCCTGCTTGCGGGCAGCCCAGATCGCGGCCGGCTCGTTGCGGATGTTGGAGAACCCCTCGGTCCCGTTCACATGCGCGGGCATGTGGGAGACGCTGACGATCAGGGTCTGCCCGGTTCCGACGTGCTTGAGCAGGACATCGGAGCACCACAGCCCCGAGACCAGCAACGCCCCGCTGCCGAAGCTGCCGTGCAGCTTCTTGGCCCAGTGCTCCTGGTCACGCCAGGTCTTCTTCTCCCAGGCGATCGCGGCATCGTCGGAGCGGCCGCCCTCCGAGGCCACGAAGTGACCCCAGCCCTGCTCTCGCAGCTTTGAGGCCCGGTCTGATGACGCCACCTCGGTCAGGGTGATCAGCGAGCTGTTCTCCATCCACCGGTCGAGGTCTACCTCGAGCGCAGCCGCACTCCGGTCGAACCGCGAGGAGCAGTGGATGTGAGTGAAGGACGCATGGCCTGACACAGGCTCATCATCGCACCCTCCCACGCAGGGGCAGGGCCAGCAGCAGGATGATCACGAACAGCTCGATCACCACGATCCACTGGAAGACTTCTCGGCTCATCGGTCCTCCCTCATCGAACCTCGGTCTCCCCGCACTCGCAGGTGTAGAGGTAGACCTTGGTGCCACGGACGTACCCAGCTTCGTCGCCCTTGATGTACCGGTGCAGATGCTCCCGCACCGGTTCCAAGGGCTCGACCACGATCATCCGCTCCCCGACTCGGGTCGGTTGCATGGGCGGAATGTCACGCAGGGTCTTCTGCGCCATCCCGTGCTCGATCAGCTCGCGCACGTAGGAACTCCGGGACGCGCCTCCACGCTGGGAGTCCAACAGCGCCAGTTGCTGTTTCGTCAGACGAATGGTCAGTCGGAGGGTTTCGTCTGACGTATCCAGGGGTTTTCTCGCCATAACGTCAGACGTTATCAGCAAACGTCTGACGCTATCAGGGCTTCTTGATCTCCTGGTGCAGGGCCGCGTAGGCAGCCAGCACCCCGCCCATCCGGGCATGCCCGGCATCACTGGGATGGGTGTGGTCGCCGCTGTCGAACTCGGGCCTCAACGTGGCGTTGCCCATCGGGATCGCGTACTCCACGAACCCCACCGTGGTCCGCACCCAGTGGTTGAGCTGAGCCCGGTTCTGCTGCTTGAGCGCTGTCGCCGTGGTGCTGCCTGCTCCCCAGGGCGTGATCGTGGAGAACACCACCTTCACATGGTGGTTGTCCCCCACCTTCGCCAGGTGCTGGTACCCGGCCAGCATGTCGTCGTAGAGCTTGTCCCTGCGCCGCAGGTCGTTCAGCCCGATCTCCACCACGATCGCGTTCACCCCGAAGTCGGCCTTCAGGTTGTTCACCTCGTTGGCGAAGGTGTCGATCAGCGCCGGCCAGGGGCCTGGGATGGTCAGGCACTGCCCCGGCTTGCCGATCCTGGGCAGCCCCGCGATCACCGGGTACGCCTTGGTGGCGGGGTCGGTGGAGCCCCAGCCGAAGGTCAGCGAGTCCCCGATCGCCGCCCAGTGAGCCCGCACCTTGGCCATGTGCTCAGGCTAGCGATCACGTCTTCCTGGTCACCGTGAACCCGCCCTCGCAGGCGTAGTGGTCGGTGTTCAGGTGGAACTCGGAGTCGTCCAGCACCCGCCAGTACTTGCCCTTGACCCGCCTGTCGGCGTCATAGGAGGCGATGATGTCGATGCTCCCGTGCCCCGAGTTCTCCCAGTCCTTCAGCTCATCGGCCAGGGTGGTGAACGGCTTGCCCCGGAACACGTCGTCGGTCCGGTCCACGATGTTGGCATCGGCTCCGTAGAAGCACAGCTGCGCGCCCTTCCCGTGCACCTTGCCCCACTCCCCGATCGCCCTGGTCAGCTTGGTGTTGGCCTGGTAGTACTCGTCCCCCGGCTTCCGGCCGTTGGTCATGTAGTGGCTGCACCCCACGCTCACCAGCCCAACCTCGGCGGTGTCGAACTGGGCCCACAGGATCCCCCGGTCAGAGAAGGTCTGGCTCCCGGTGCTCGCCTCCAGGGTCTGGATGAACCCTCGCTTCCAGGTCCCCGGCAGGATCAGGTCCTTCCTGACCGCGATCCAGACATCGCTCTGCACGGTGAACCGGTAGTCGGTGGCGTCGGCTGCCTTGCCCAGTGCCTTGCGCAGGTCGGCGCTCTTCGCCATCCCCGCCTCGGTGCCGGTGATCCAGTGCACGCCCCTGCTCTTGGCCCGGCCGAAGATCTTCGCTGCATCGGCCTGCTTCTGCTTGGCCGAGTCCGCGAACTGCATCGAACAGTGCATCGCATGCAACGTTATGTCAACCATCAGTAACCACCTATCTCCGCCCCTTGGCCTTACTCTTGGATCGCCGCAGGTAGTTGCGGATGGCGGCCTCACTCACCCCGCACACTCGTGCGATTCTGGTGTGCCCCCAGCCGTGCTGATGAGCGGTCTCGATCGCGATCCGGTACTGGGTCAGGGACTTCCTCTTGTCCCACGCCGCCTGGGCCAGGGCCTGCTTGATCACCTCGTCCGGGATCTTCTCGGTCACCCCGCCACCCGCTTGGCCACACCGTGGAAGATCCCACGCACCCGCTCGGTGTCCACCGTGCCGTCGATGTAGGCGGTCACGATCTCCGACCTCGGCACTCCGATCAGCACGCTCAGCCTGGTCGCGATCGCGGCCGGCGTCCTGCCCAAGGACCGGGCGATCTCGTGGATCTCCATCCCCTCGGCCCGGTCCCGAACCACCAGCTCATCCTCCTGCTCGGTCCAGGGCAGACCCTGGTTCGGCGTGTCCATCATCATCTGCTCGCGCATCACCTTCTGCACCTTGGTCATCATGAAGACCAGCTCCATCAGACTGCGGCCGTACTTCTTCATCAGCACCAGCTGCCTGATCGGGTTCTTCTCCGGGTGCTGACCCTGGATCAACCGCTCCATCTGGTACATCGCCTGATGGCCTGCGGTCCCGACCCGCGCCACCTCCGCACCCTCCATCCAGCGCTGGCTCCTGGCCCGCTTGGTGCCCATCACACATCTCCGTTCGCGTCGTACCTTGCCTCGAACAACAGCCGCTCCTGGGTCAGTCGCCTGCTCCCCAGGTCGGCCATCATCTTGGCCATCTCGATGAAGCTCCTCAGTTGTCCGGTGCGGAACTTGTAGTACGGGCTGCCCCTGATCACGCGCCGGTTCTGCTCCTCCCAGTGGATCAGCATGTCGATCTCCTTGGCCCGCGCGTAGTAGGCCGCGGCGATCTCCATCAGGTCCAGCACCGAGTCCATGTCGGCCGGCGGGTCTGCCCGGCCCAGGATGATGTTGGCGTAGCCCAGCAGCTCGTCGTGCAGGTCCTCGACATCGGGCAGTCCGGAGAGCACCTCGACATCGGTCAGCTTGTGCCCGAACTTGGCCGGCGCACGGACGCTCGGCTGTCGGGACGGCTCAATCCTCACTCCGACTCCTCGGCATCGTCGGCGATGATCTTCCGGCTGATGAACCCGTGCCGCCTGGTCACCGTCACCTCGTGCACCCCGATGTAGATCTCCAGGGTGTCCTCGGGGTCGATCTCCAGCAGCTTGCAGATCTCCTGGACGGTCTCGAGCCTGATCGTCTTCACGACGTAGCCTCCAGGCACTCCAGGCACAGCTGCTGGCCCTCGGCCGCCAGGTCGTTGCCGCACTCGGTGCAGATCGGTCCCCCGGACGCAATCAGGCGAGCCTGGTGCAGGACCCGGCTCTTCTTCCCGCTCACGGTCAGACAGGGGTAGTCGATGGGCTCCTCGCAGTACGGGCACCAGACGATGTTGACAACGCTGTTCACCCGACCTCCTCCCAGCTCGTGATCGACAGGCACCGGTCACGGAACGGGCACGAGTTGTACTCCCAGCCTTCTCGGTCGATGCACTTGCCCAGCGGCTCGTGCAGCTTCTTGGTGACCGTGGAACCCCACATCCACTCGGCCCTGATCCTGGTCTCCTCGAAGTCCACGTCGTCGGGGGTGACCACGATCTCCTTGTACTCCTGGTTGTCCTTGTTCTCGTAGATGAAGACGCCCTTGTCGATGCCGCTGCACATCATGTAGGTGGCCATCTGGAACAGGTGCGGGATCAGTGGGCCGAAGGTCACCACACGACTGAATCCGTTGGTGTTGATGCTCTTCAGCTCCAGGATCGAGTCGTCGTACAGCAGCCCGTCCATGGTCCCGCTCAGCCCGAAGACGTTCTTGTCCAAGGGCACCTCGGCATGGGACAGCCAGCCCTCGGTCAACCCCTCCATCTGCCACCTCAGGTGCATGAACGACCCGTTGGCCATCTTCGCGGCGTTCTTCGCATCGGGGAGCAGCTTGGGCATCCCCAGGTAGACGAACTGCTGGTACCGGCCGCACTCGCCCAGGGACGAGGCGCTGATCGTGCCCGACCTCTTCCGGCCCACCGAGCCGAGCTGGGCCTGGGCGAAGTCGATCGCCCGCTGGCTGTACATGTGGTGGTCGAGCTCGGTGATCCAGGCCTCGTGCCGCTTGCTCACCACCAGCCCAGGATCGGCCAGCTTGATCGTCTCAGAGAACTTCATCTGTCACTCCTGTTACGCACACTAGTACGACGCACGTTGGTTCGTCCAGGCGACACGCTCAGACTCGTGCACCCTTGCCGTAGTGCTCGGTCAGGTACTCGTCGGGCCCGGTGTACAGCGGCCGGCCGTCCACCCCGGTCACCACGTAGCCGTGGATCAGCAGCCCGCCCTCGAACGCGGTCTCACGGTCATGGGCGTAGGCGTGGTGCTCTCGGCACAGGTACATCTGGTGGTAGGTCTCGTTCGCCGCGTCCAGGATCAGCCCACCCCGGGCTCGGGTGATCTTGTGGTGCAGGTCGGCCGGCTCGGCTCCGCAGCAGGCGTACCTACCGGTCCTGGTCGCGATCATGGCTTCACAGTGGGACATGCGGGTTCCTTCCATGGATGAGGGTGGTGAGCGCCCCCGAGGCGAAGATCTTGCCGAGCACCCCGGTCAGGGACTCGGGGGTTCCGTCGTACTCCTTGTGTCCAGAAACGCTCGCGGTGGCGGATCGCTCGACAAGATCGTCCAGCCCGGAGAAGGGCTGGAGGGATTCCAGTCGAGCTGCGCTGATGGCCCCGACTCCATCAATGGACTGAAGTCCACGACGGACAGCCCCTCGCAGTTCATCGAGGGTGTAGGAGGCACCCGAGACGTTGATGTCCGGTGCCAGCACCCGCAGCCCGCGACGCCTGGTCGCAGCCAGGTAGCGAGTCTCCTTCTTGCTGTCCCCGCCCGACGCCACGCCCAGCAGAGCCGTGTGGAACTCCAGCGGATGACGCGCCGCCAGGTACGCGCAGCGGTACGCGGTGATCCCGTAGACCGTGGCGTGCGCCCGGTTGAAGCCGTACTCGGCGAACCCATGGATGGACCCCTCGATGTAGTCGATGTCGACCTGGCTCATCCCGCGCTCGGCGCACTCCTCGATGATCCAGGTCATGTAGGAGTCGATCACGTCACCGGCGTCACCGATGTCCTTGTTGGAGGCCTTGACCGCCTTCAGGAACGCGGTCAGGTCGTCGGCGTTCATCCCCAGCCCGCGCAGGATGTCGATCACCTGCTCCTGGTAGAGCATGATCCCGTAGGTAGGCGCGGTGACCCTGGCGATCAGCTCGTGCCGCAGCGGGATCGCCGCATCGCCGTGCTTACGGGCGATGTAGGCCCGGGTGGCCCCGGTGTTCATGGTCGCGGGACGGAACAGCGCCATCGCCGCGATCACATCCTTGATCGTGGTCGGCTTCAGGTCCCGCAGCCCCCACTGAGTGGAGCGGCCCTCCAGCTGGAAGATGCCCTCGGTGTTGCCCGAGCGGATCAGCTGGTAGGTGGGTCCGTCCTTGTGCTCGATGTCACCGAGCCGGTGCAGCGGCAGTCCGAGCATCCGCATGGTGCGGTCCAGCACGGTCATCGTCTTCAGCCCGAGCGCGTCCAGCTTGACCAGGCCCAGCGCCTCGATCTGGTCCTTGCCGTACTGGGTGACGTACGCCTTGCGATTGGCCATCCATGCCATGGGTACGAGACGGTCGAACTCCGCCTGGGTGCTGGTGAGCACGATCCCGGCGGCGTTGGTTCCCATACCCTTGTACAGGTGCCGTTCGGAGAGGGAGGCGAGCATGGTCTTGTCGGCGGCCGGAACCTCAGACCACGAGGATGCGCCCTCGTCGCGCTTGTTGGCGGCGGTGAAGTAGCGCACCCGTAGAGAGCCTCGTTGGGTCTCACCGAACTCGTCCTCGGTGTCGTTCAGCGAGTACGTGGCCCACGACCCGATCTGATGAGCAGTGAA